AAAACAAAGAGTTTTAAGAAAAAATACGCCCTTTACAGCCTTAATTTGAACCCTCATATACGCGTATGTAAACATGTTAACGTTTAAAAATTTCAGAGGTGAGAAATGTTAGAAAAGGATATCGAGAGAAAATTAGTTGCAGGCGTCAAACGTTCGGGAGGTAAAGCATATAAGTTTGTATCCCCTGGCAATGTCGGTGTGCCTGATCGTATCGTCATATGGCCGAATGGTGTTATTCATTTCGTAGAATTGAAGACATCCAAAGGCGCACTTTCGCGATTGCAGGGAGTCCAAGCCCGTGAACTACAAAAGTTAAATCAAAAAGTATTTGTGCTAAAAGGTGCTGACGCCGTGACTGATTATTTGGATCAATTCACAGAAGAATTCGGGGTGAAAGCGTAATGCAGTTTATTCCGCATGCGTATCAACGATATTGTATCGACAAGACCGTTAATCAAAATAAGATAGGGTTATTTCTGGATATGGGTTTAGGGAAAACGATTATCACGTTATCTGCCATATACGAATTGAAGTACTCCCGATTCGCCATTCGTAAAGTGTTAATCATTGCGCCTAAGAAAGTGGCGGAGGCTACATGGCAACGCGAAGCACGAAAATGGGATGGCGTAGGTATATTAAGGATATCTACTGTATTAGGCAGCCTGAAAAAGCGTATTAAGGCGTTAAACACACCTGCCGACATCTACATCATTAATCGCGAGAATGTAACGTGGTTAGTTGATTACTACAAGAATGCATGGCCGTTTGACATGGTAGTTGTGGATGAATCTAGTTCCTTTAAAAACCACACGGCTAAGCGTTTTAAGTCATTAGCCTATATGCATAATCACATCAAGCGCATGGTGTTGTTAACAGGTACGCCAGCCCCTAACGGATTAATCGACCTATGGGCGCAAGTGTATTTATTAGACCGCGGCGAGTCGTTAGGAAAAACGTACACAGGATTTAGAGATTATTATTTCGAGCCCGATCAGAGGTCCCGCGAAATGGTGTACTCCTATAAACCTAAATCCGATTCAAATGACAGTATCATGGCGGCAATATCTGGGTTATGCATATCCATGAAAGCTGATGACTATTTGGAATTACCTCCAGTCATCAACGATATTAAATATGTGCAGTTAGATTCAAAAGCTAAAAAGGCATACGAAGATATGGAGCGCACATCTGTATTAGAGTTGATTGAAGCCGGCGAAGATATCACAGCTTTGAGTGCAGCAGCATTATCTACAAAGCTACAACAGTTAGCGAATGGCGCCGTATATGATGGCGATAGGAATGTTCACGAGATACATGGCTGTAAAATTGAGGCTTTTATGGAACTTGTAGAACAGTTGAACGGCAAGCCTGCATTAGTGTTTTACAATTTTAAACATGACTGTGAACGACTAAAAGCAGCATTAGCTAAGACTAAACTACGTGTCCGTGAGTTAAAGGGTGCCGATGATGAGATAGCGTGGAATGCTGGAGAGATTGATATTCTATTAGCACATCCGGCTAGTACGGCATACGGGCTTAACTTACAAGACGGCGGGAACCACGTAATATGGTTCGGGTTAAATTGGAGTCTTGAGTTATATCAACAAGCTAATAAGCGGCTACACCGCCAAGGTCAAATGGAGAAGGTAATTATCCATCATCTAATATGTGAGGGAACTCGAGATGAGGATATGATGGACGCACTAGCGCAAAAGGACCGGGCGCAGGAATATGTGCTGCAAAGTTTAAAAGCGAGAATTGATAAATACAGAAAGGATGATTAATATGGATCATTTTATAATGGCGGGATTATTCGGAGCTATTGTAATAATAGTGTGTTACACGACTATTCAAGTTATAGATATTGTTGATAAACGAAAATACAAGACTGTGTACGGGTTAACCCCAGGTAGATTGTATGAGCAACCAAATAATCCCCCGCCGCCACCTACTAGGCTATCAGCTAGTGAAGAGCTAAGTCGTTACATAGCGAATGAAGAATTGAGACGTTTCGGAGAAGCAACGAATCGATTTGGTATAAATATGGGAAGAAATATACTAGATAGACCTCATAGACCTTCCAGACCTCCTGAACCTCCTAGACGCATAGATAAGCAATGTGATGATATCAACCATCCTAGTCATTATACACAAGGCGATATCGAGGTTATCGATTACATCGAAGACAAGAAACTAGGATATCGATTAGGTAATGTTGTGAAGTATGTATCCAGAGCTGGGCATAAGGATGATGCTATTAAGGATTTGAAAAAAGCCCGTTGGTATTTAAATCGGGAAATTGCAAAGAGGGAAGAGCATGACAAAAGTCGAGCGTCTACTAATTAACAAAGGGCACTATCTAGATGACACGTATCAACTTGTCATGGATATAGTTAAGGTTGTAGATAATCTCAAAGATAATGTTGCCGAGAGATTAGATGATGACCTGAGTGATGATGCATACGCCATGTGTGAGGAGATGTTCACTGCTGTCGAGCAATGCAAAGCAGACATGGTAGAAGCCATTGAGGATATTGTCGAACGTATGGAGGTAAAGGATGCAAAAGCGTAGGAGTAGGGCAGATGTGATTGTAGGTGCCATACAGTCAGATTTAAGTCTTGCCATCATACGAGCCCGTAATAGGCAACTGAGATCACCTATGCTAGATGATAGAATTCGTGAAAGCGGATACATTGACGGATTACTACGAGCACAGATGATTATCAGTAAATATGGAGATTATCGAGTATGATGGCTAAGGAAGAACTACAAGCTGTCCGCCATACTGAGCAGCGAATGCGTGCGTTAGAGATTCAGCTAGGTGCGATTAACCGAGATTTACATTCAGAAGCTATACAGATATGTGAATCGGGAGATGCTATGCCACGAATTAGTAAGCACTTACAAGAATGTAGGGAGGAACTGAACAGAGAATGGGATGAGTTGATTGATTCTCGAAACAAGGTCAAGCAAGTCATCAACCAAATAGCTGACGGACAATATAGGGATGTATTGAATCTCAGATATATTAATGCATTGCCATGGGAGCAGATAGCTGTCGAGTTAGGGTATTCGTGGCGACAAGTTCACAGACTTCACAAGAAAGCAATCGCTGAATTTGAAAAGATGGCATAGAATGGCACACTCTTAATTTAATATAATGTAAGTGTAGTAGATAGCAGGCAGTGTCTGGCCCGCACAATATGTCTGCCTGCTGCACTGCCCCGGGGTAGACCTTACTTAGTTGAGGTCTACCCTTTTTTATTGAGTATCAATGATAACTCCTAATTGAGAAAATGAAAATTTGGAAAAGGTACTCCGCGGGCGAAAAATGGCCGCTGGTCGCCCCCGCGCGATGGTCCTCTCTCTGTGAGAAAAATTTTCCTGTTGAATGTAGAAAGACGATTTAAGAAAGGAGTACACCTATGGCGGACACAAAACCTAGAGTGAAATTTGATGCTGCGGGCAATCTGCTCGTATCCAGCACTCAACTATGTGACCTCTTGCGGGTCACTCCGGAAATTATTTCTCGACATCATAAAGCAGGGATGCCTAAAGCCTCTGTAGGTTGGTGGAATCTCCGGGAAGTCCTCGTGTATTTAGGACAGGCTAAAGGCGATAACGCTAAAAGCAAATCCGCATCAACTCGTAAGCTAGAAGCCGAAGCTGATTATAAGGAAGCAAAGGCTGCGCGTGAAAAGAAAATGCTAGATGTGCTAAATGGCGAATATGTCCCTCGTGCTGATGTGGCGCAGGCCTGGGCTAACCGAATATTGGAATTAAAAACATCGTTTACCAAATTAGGTAAGCGTATCGGAAGTGAATTCACGGATCCTGAGGAACGTGCTCGTGTAGAAAAGGTGGTGAATGGCCTTGTCGAAGAATACCTCGAAAGCTACGCACGCGAAGGAGAGTACACGCCGAAAGTCAAAGCCGCGGGAAAAGCAAAGACCAAAGGTTGACTGGTTCCCCGAGGAACTGGAAGCATTCAAGCCACCTGAAAGATACACTGTTTCGGAATGGGCAGATAAGTACAGGGTACTGACTAATATATCTGCTGAACCTGGACGATGGCGTACAGCGCGGACACCTTATCTCAAGGAACTTATGGACAAATTTACGGACCCTCTTATTGAAAGCATCTCGTTATGTTTCGGGGCGCAGATAGGTAAGACGGAAGCCGAACTCAATATGATCGGATATGCGTTACATCAAACTGCATCACCAGTCATGATGGTTTATCCAACGGATACTATCGCGAAATTCGCTAGTGATAAACGTGTGCAACCGATGATTAGGAGCGTAGAGCCGCTTGCGAATATATATGACGAAGGCAGTAAGCTGCTGGAGTTAGACTTCGTTAATGGGAACTACATGGTGCTTGTTGGGGCGAACTCACCAAGCAGCTTATCAAGTCGGTCAATTAAGTACTTATTCTTTGATGAAATTGATAAGTATCCAGCTTTCTCCGGTAAGGAAGCGAATCCGATTAAGTTGGCTGAGGAACGTACCAAGACATTCGTTGATAAGAAGATTGTAAGGGTGTCAACTCCTACGATTGAAAGTGGCAATATTTGGCAGTCATATATGGACGCAAATGAACGTAAGCAGTATTACGTGCCATGTCCGCATTGCGGGGTATCGCAGACCCTCAAATTCAAACAGATAAAATGGCCGGAGGAACACCATGGCAATGCGGATATGATACGTGATACCGCATATTATGAGTGCGAACATTGTAAGCACCGTATTGATGATAAGCACAAGATGGATATGCTCCGGCAAGGCGAATGGCGGACTGTGAATGAATCGCAAGTCCGAGTCGTCCGGTCGGTAGCCTATCATCTGTCATCCCTTTATTCTCCATGGGTCACATTCGGGGATGTAGCGTATGAGTTTGTTAAATCAAAGGATAAGCCAAGCGAGTTGATGAACTTTATCAACTCGTGGCTAGCGGAACCTTGGAAATCTGCGAAAACTAAAAGCACACAGAACCTCGTGTTTACACAATCGGACGTTCCTCGTGGTGTTGTGCCTCAGCACGCACCATTACTCATTGCATCTGTCGACGTGCAGCAAGATCATTTCTGGTGGGAGGTTAGAGCCTATGCTCACGGCGTATCAAGCTACTTAGTTGATTATGGTCAAGCAAGTAGTTGGGCAGATTTAACCGAGATACTCATTGATAGAGAATATCCATCAGAGTATGGTGAGGCCCGTAAGATTGTGAGGGCCGGTATCGATAGTGGCTACCGAACAGATGAAGTATATCAGTACTGTGCACAGTACCCAGAAGTATGCGTGCCAGTTAAAGGTGATTCTTCGCACAGTCCTCTAGCGCCGCCTTATAAGATGAGCAGCATCGAGAAGGGCGTCATCGGAGGCATGAAGCTGTACGTAGTGAATACCGATTACTGGAAGGACTTTATATTTGCACGTATGGTACGTCCGGCTAATGAGCCTGGCACAATCCATTTATTTAAGGATTGCCCGGAGGAATATTCGGAGCACCTCAGGTCGGAGGAAAAGCAAGAAATCCGAAATGTAAAGACCGGAGCAGTTACAGTGCAATGGAAACCATTAACCAGTCATCCAACAAATCACTTGTTGGATACGTGTGTATACAACGCCATGGTGGCGGACTCGGTAGGTGTTAAATACTTACCCGAATATAATCTGGATACCGATGAGGGGGACGAAGATACGGATGATGAAGACTTTAATGCAGATAGCCGAGGTTGGTTTAGCTAAGAAGGAGGTGAGACCATGAGCGCAAGAGAAGACTTGGAACGTATTCGAACGATAATCGAGGAGATTGAGACGAACGGATATGCCGAGATGTCTGTAGGTGGTAAGCGATTTAAGACGCATGATCTGCCGACATTATATGCCCGTGAGCGTGAGTTAATGGCTCGCGTTGATGATGAAGAAGGTAATAACACGACATCCTACGTGTCATGGGAGCGACGATGAACATACTTGATAAGGTAATAGCTTATTTCAATCCAGAGCGTGCTGCTCGTAGGGCATATTTCCGTAGTTCGCTTGAACGTGGGTATGATGCGGCGTCAACAGATCGATTAAGTGGAGACTGGATGCCTGTATTTGGTACAGCTGAACAGGTGGCGTCTGGTCAACGAGATTTGATTAGAGGGCGTGCACGTGCAGCAGAACTTAATAGTGACCTCGCTGAAAGTGTTGTATTGGCATTACTACGGAACGTAGTAGGTACCGGTATAAAACCGCAGTGCAAAATCAAGACCCGCGCAGGAAAGCTGAATGAAAGACTCAATAAGAAAATTGAGGAGGCTTGGGCTGACTGGGTGGATAAAGAGAACGCGGATATCCGAGGAATATCTACGTTCTACGAATTGCAGGAAATGGCTTTGCGCCGAATGGTCTATGACGGGGAAATCCTAATCAATATGACCTCCGAAGGTACAGATATCCCGCTATCCTTACAGCTTATCGAGGGCGAGAATATCGGAGCTGTATCGGTAAGCGAGAATGGCAACAGTATTGTTAATGGCGTAGAAGTTAATAAATACGGAAGACCAATAGCATATCATGTATTCCAAACGGACCCGTTAGGAATACGGTCGTTTAATGAAGCACGATTACCAAGTAACAGAGCTTTCCTATTACATAAACCGCGTAGGCCTAGTGAACTGCGCGGAGTTAGTATGTTAGCCCTCGTATTGAAGCGTATTCATGATGTAGATGAATACATGGATGCCGACCTTATAGCGGCTCGTGTAGCAGCATGTTTCGGCGCGTTTGTGACGAGTAGTACTGGGAGTGCCCCGATGGTTGCAAATAAGATTGACAGTAAGGGCAAGAAAGTTCGTTCAATGGCACCAGGCATTATCCAGCATCTACGTGCAGGTGAATCTATTTCGTTTGCGGAGCCTAAGCGAAATGCAGGAACCGCATCAGAATACTCGGCGACTCAAACAAGACGCATAGCGTCAGGCATGGGTCTAAGCGCGGACATAGTAACGCGCAATATTAGTGGTAACTTCTCCGCAGCTCGGCAGAATATGCTGGAGGACCAGCAATCATTCAAGCAGATGCAGCGTTTTATAATTGAGCATTTTTGTATGCCTGTATGGCGGGCTTTCATTGAAGCATGCTACCTAAAGGGAATTATCCCGGCCAATGACTATGCAGCAAACCCAAAACTTTATAAGAAAGTAGCGTGGTTAGCTCCAGGCTGGTCTTGGATTGACCCAGTTAAGGAAGTTAATGCTAACAAGGAAGCCATTAAGGCAGGACTCACAACGCTCGAGGACGTATGTAGTGCATCTGGTAAGGACTGGGAAGAAGTGCTTGAACAGCGGAAGCTGGAACAGGACCGCATTAAGGAATTGGGTGTTGCCCTTGATATGAATGGGGACATAACGAATCTAGCGGATGATAACGCCACTGATATGAAAGGAGATGATAGCTAGTGGGGAAATTTGCAAAAAAGCAGCTCTTAGGTAAATATGCCCGAGAGGCGCAAATTACAAATATCGAAGCGAACGATGATCGTACCGTCGAATTGTCATTTTCCTCTGAAGAGCCATATGAAAGATGGTTCGGAACAGAGATATTGTGTCATGACGACGGATGCATTAACCTAGACCGATTTAATAACGGTTTAGGCACAGTGTTATTCAATCATGATCGTGATGCCGTAGTCGGACACATCGAGAATGTGTGGATTGAAGACAATCGTGGCAAAGCGATTGTTCGATTTGATGAAGACGATGAATCCGAAAAGATTTATCAAAAAGTGTTAAAAGGCACGCTACAGGGCGTGAGTGTCGGATATTCCATAAGCCGATACGAGGAATTAATTGATTCCGATTCTAAAAGCTCCAATGGTCGGTTTACTGGCCCAGCGTATGTAATCACAGACTGGGAGCCGTTGGAAATTAGTATTGTGTCCGTCCCTGCGGATCCAAGTGTAGGGGTAGGCAGAAGTGTAGATGATAATGAGGAGGAACCTATGAAAGGTGATGCAAAAGCAAAAGGCACTGAGCAAAACGTGCCACAAGTAGTACCGGAAGTACCAGAGTCCGGAGTTAAAGGTTTTAATGCAGATGATGCTAAAAAGTTGATTGCGGCAGAACGTGAACGCGTATCTACAATCACAAGTTTGTGCCGTGACTTTGAAGTTGATGGTGTAGATGAATTCATCAAATCTGGCAAATCTGTTGCCGAAGTTCGTGAGGCTGTAATGGATGCGTTGCGTGAACGCAATAAACCAGTATCTGTTAAAGTCGGCGAAGCAGATTCTGATAAGTTCCGCATGGCTATGCAGGACGCTTTGATGATGTCTATTGGCATCCCCGTTGCAAATCCTGCACCAGGCGCGAATGAACTTCGTTCTATGTCCTTGATGGAATTAGCACGTGAGTCTATAGTTCGTGAAGGTCTAACTGTTAATTACTCCGATCTATTGGAATTAGCTCGTGAAGCTATCAACTCCACATCCTCTTTCCCAATCGCGTTGTCTAATGTAGCAAATAAAGCCTTGATGCAAGGTTATGAAACAGCACCATCTACATTTGCAACTTGGGCGGGGAAAGGCAGTAATCGTGACTTCAAACCTGCAAAACGTTTTTTACTTTCCGAAGCAGCTGAATTGAAACTTGTCCCTGAGGGCGGACAATTCAAGGATTCCCAAATGAGCGAAGCAGGTACGAATGTTAGTGTATTGACATTTGGACGTACGTTCAGCTTAACACGACAAGCTATTATTAATGACGATTTGGGTGTATTTAACGATATTTCTTCTAAATTCGGTCGTGCAGCAAAAAATAAAATCAATAACATGGTATATGACCTTTTAAGCGGCAATACTGTGTTAGAAGACGGAAAGGCCTTATTTAGTGCAGACCGTAAGAACTTGGCAACTACAGGCTCCGAGTTAAGTGTTGTATCTTTAGCTGCAGGTGTAGCGGCTATGCGTCGTCAAAAACATATTGGTGAAAATCGCAATTTGAATATCTCACCTACATATTTGATTGTTCCACCTGAGCTCGAAGCATTAGCATATCAAGTAGTTAAATCTGTGGTAGACCCTGCTCGTAGCAATGATACAGTCAACCCATTCAGTGGTCGATTCACTATCGTCGTAGATGCGGCATTAACGGATCCGCATGCTTGGTATTTGGCATCTCGTCCTACAGATGTTCAAACTATCGAAGTAACGTACTTAAATGGTGTTGAAACGCCTCGAATCGAATCACAAACGGGCTTCAAGGTTGACGGCATCGAGTACAAAGTAGCAATCGATTGCAACGCAACAGCAATCGACTTCCGCGGCTTGTACAAAAATCCTGGTAAATAATTAGTAATTGATTAGGAGGTAAATAGATATGGCTAAATTCATTCAAGAACTAGACCGCGTCGATTTTAAAAATACAACATCCGAAATGATTGAAGTAGGGGACATTGTGCCTATCGGTAAAATGCACGGTGTGGCAATTACAAACATTGGTCCCAATACAATCGGTGCAGTTAAGGTAACTGGTTGCTTTGAAGTAGCGGCATTAACATCTGATTCTTTTACGGTAGGCGATACCGTGTATTTCGACAAAGATCAAAAGCGAGCATCTAAGGTGGATACTAACCCAGTATTAGGCGTGGTTCTCACAGAAAAACGCCCAGGTACTACAGTGTTGGAAGTCGCACTTATACCTAATGTAGAAAAGTAAAGTAATATAAGGGCGGGCATACGCCCGCCTACTCCATAGGAGGTAATGCACTATGAAATTAGGATATAAGCCTAATGCACTGCTTTCTGTATTTGGCGAAAAGATTACTTACAAGGGCCAGTCCATAAAAGCTAGCGTGGAGATTGGCGAATATGATGGCAAAGGTTCCGGATTCGTTGATAAAGCATTAGCTGATAAAGCTCAGATTTGGGTGCGTGCTAAGGATGTTCCTGAACCACGATCAAAAGACGAAGTGTATATCAATGGCGAGAAATGGTACGTTGATCACATTTCCAACTTTGATGGCACGATGTATTGTCTTGAAATCGTGCATAACGTAAGGGCGGTGAGACCGTAATGAGTAATGAACCTATTACGATTACAGACACAGCCACTCCGTATCTTAATTTCATTGCAGAAACAAAACCGGACTGGATGCGTAAGGCATTAAAGTCAACAGGTTGGATGATGCAAAAGGAAATTAAGCAGGGCATTCGGTCGGGGGCACCTGGTGGACGTAGATATCCCAATTTCATGGCGCCGGCTCGCCGGGCTGCATTTGAGTCAGCATTTGGTGCTAAACTTCGCAAAGCATACCAAAGCGGAGGACGTGCAGAACGAGAAGCCTGGGGCTCTAAATCGCGAAATGCCTTACTTGATATGGGCATTAGCGCCAGGACAATCGGATATAGTCCTCTAGGTAAGCTATCGAATGCAGTCGGATATCAATATGACAAGGGCAAACAATCCGTCCGAGTTGGGTGGTTATCCAATTCGGCAAAACGGTTGGGTGAACGAATTGAAGAGGGGTACACTAAGCAGATTACAGAGCCTATGCGCAAGAAGTTATTTGCTGCAGGTGTACCGTTACCTAAAGGAAAATCGATGTTCAAAATTCAGCCGCGTCATACTTATGGTCCTATGAAAGCTGCGTTACAGCCTAAGCTTAAACCTTATATTGAGGATAAGATAGGCGACTACGCTATTTATGGACCGGCGGCACAATCCGCGTCTCGACGTAATTACAAGGTAAGGTGATTTGATGCAACAGACAATTCCACTGTCGCGCATCGTTGAGCGTTGGGCTGAAGCCCTAGCGAATGATGAAGCGTTGACTAAATTTTGTAATGAAAAATACGGAAAGCCAGCACAACTGTATGTCGGCTACGACGATGTTGAAGCACCGCTTGAAGAAGATTGCCCTTGCATCATATTACTGCCAAGTAATAAGAACGAAGGGCTTGCTGATACCTACACGTATTCATTAATGATCGTTTGGGGCATTGTTCGTCAAGGTGCAACGCGCGTTAAGAATATTATTCGATACGACGGAGCGCTTGAATCGGATAACCTAGGGCAGTTAATCATCGAATGCATTTGTAAGGTGAATCCGGCGTTTCCGGTAATCGGCATTGATTATGAATTAGACTCAATGAATTGGCGCCCGGTGTTCACCGGACGTTTAACAGCTACTATAGAAATTCCGCATGTAATCGGCGGGAATATTGAATATTAAAGGAGGAAATGCATATGGCAACAGCAAAACGTGCACAGGGTTCTCAGTCCCATGTGGCGATTGCGTTTGAGGCGGATTTTGGTACAACGCCAACGACTGGCGGTGTAATCACGCCAATCATATCTAGCTCCGTAAAAGCTAGTCAGAACTTAAACGATTCAACTGTGATTCGCGGTGATCGTAATCCCGCAGCGCCATTCCGTGGCAATATCGACACGTCCGGTAGTTTGACCGTTCCTGTTGGTGTTATTGACATCGGATACTGGCTAAAAGCTGCATTCGGGCAACCGACTTCTAATACAACTGGTCAAGCACCAAATAAGAAGTCTGAGCACATATTTAAAATCGGCAACACAATGCCGTCTCTAACTATTGAACAGGGGTACCCTGATGTTAACGTATTCCAGCAGTTTGCAGGCGTGCGAATTAGTAAATTAGGTTTTAAATTCGGCGGCGACTCCGAACTTACAGCATCCATCGACGTAATGGGCTGTAAGGAAACATTAGCGGCCACTACATTTGATGCTGCAGCTAAGGCGGTAAATTTTTTACCGTTCCAAAATCTTAACGCAACCATTAAAGAGGGCGGCGTCACTGTGGCCAATATCCTAAGTTGTGATATCAACTTTGATTTTGGATTGGACGGCGACTCTTACGCTATCGGTGGTAAAGGTTTTAGAACGTATATCGACCCAGGTATTGTTTCAATCTCCGGAACGATTAAAGCATTCTTCCAAAACAAAGACCTTTTAAACAAAGCGGTTAACGGTACGGAATCTAGCTTGGAATTACAACTTACGCAAGATGACTGGTCGCTTACATTCAAGTTGCCTGAACTTGTGTACGAACGACAATCTCCAGGTATCGACGGCCCTCGTGGCGTTAATATTGAATTGCCGTTTAAAGCATACTATCGTGCAGATGCTGGTCGTTCCGCATCCATCATTACATTAGTTAATAATCAAGAACAATACTAGGAGGTGCCCATATGGCATTTGAAGATATTCAAGTAAGGGGTTTAACATTTGCTGAGCGTAGCGAATTGATTAAGGCTGAATTAGATCCGTTATACACACCTCTTCCGGAAGAAACTTCTGAACCGGCTAAATTATTGTGGTATCGCGATTTAGCCGAATGGATTATGAAAAATGTGTATAAGATGTCTGATAGTGAAATCGCAGAAGCACCAAACGATGGCGTTATGGAATTAGCAATTGAAACTATGCGTTTCACTAATGAAAAAAAGGCTGAAATCGAAAAAAACTAATTGATGCGTGGAGTTGGCTCAACTCCGATAAGCCGAAATACTGCTCTGATTGTATCAAGATGCAACGCGAGACCAAACAGCATTTTGACTGTTCGGAGTGTGAGTTTAATTCCCCGCATCAACTAGATGGAACGAGACAGGCAATGCGAGTATACAATGCCAGCCGAATGCAGCGACGTTGGCATCCAGGTGGCATTGCAGGATTCGATATGCCTGCGGTGTTAGAAGTGGCGAGGGCTTACAACATCGAACCACTGCCGCATCTTATTGATTTACTCATATTGCTAGAAGCCAAAGAATTGGAGGTGGCGCACAAGAATGGCCAATAATTTAATTGATATTGTCGTTCAGCTGACCGATAAGAATACGGAAGCAGGACTCAAGAAAATTACGGCAAGTGCCGAAGGCGCCAAATCCGCCCTTGGCAAAATGAAGAATGATCTCATGGCGATAGGTGCCGGTGTTGGTGTAGTAGGCATCGGTGCCAAACTTGCCAAAGAGGCTATTCAATGGGATGTAGCCGTTAAGAAATTGTCTGGTATCACCGGTGCAACAGCAAAAGAAACCAGCGAACTATTAGCAGTGGCCAATTATATGGGTGTTGCTATGGAGGATAGTGCTGGTGCATTTGCTAAGTTCTCTAAGAACGTCGGAGCAGCCAAAGAGAAAATGGAAGTCGCTCGGGCAGAGGGGAAACTTGGTACTGATATATTCAGTAAATTAGGCTACACACTTGAAGATATCCAAGGCAAGAATACCGTTGAAGTATTCAAGATGATACAGGAACGTCTAAGGGGTATGAAGGACGGGGCTGAAAAGACTCGTGTCGAAATGGAACTCTTTGGACGTACCGGGTATCAGATGCACGCCATGCTCAACATGTCCGCTGAACAGATGGACAAGGTGGCTGAACGTGCCAAAGCAATGGGTCTTATCATTGACGATGAGACTGCAGCTAAGTCCGCAAAGCTAAATCGGGAGTTAAAAGATTTAGAAAATACCGGAAAACGCCTGGCAGTATCTATCGGCCATGAGTTAGTTCCTGTATTTAACGACTACGCAAAAGGCGTATTGGATGTAGCTAAAGAATTCGAGACAATGACCGCCGAGCAGAAGGAAGCTATCGGAGGTATCGTCAAATTCGGTGCAGAAGCAGGCGCGGTGATTATAGTCATGCGATCACTAACTAGCGCACTTGGATTTATGCGACTGGCCACACTTGCCGCTGCGGGTCCTTGGGTAACATTAGCTACAGTAATAGGGCTTGCCGGAAAAGCGTTGCTTGATTTTCGATACAACGAAAAAACATCCGGCTCTTATATGGGGGTAGATGTTGACGGGAAGCGTATTCATAAGAATACTAATTCCACTGCTGGTATGAACCAGGCCTATAAGGACAGTCATGATACTCGATATTGGATTGAGGATAGCGCGTGGCTTGGTCTTGTAAAGAATGACCGCTTAGCTACAAAAGAAGAAGGCGCTAGAATCGATGCGGCATTAAAGCAAAAAGAAGAAGCTGATGCTGCAAAAGCGAAACTCGATGAGGAACTCGCAAAAGCAAAAGAGGACCTTGCTAATGGCGGATTAACGAATACCGAAGCTATCAATAAGGCAAATGAGGAAGCAGCAAAAGCAGCCAAAGCCCAAGAACAGGCGGCGAAGAAAGCACAGCAAGCGGCTGAGAAATTGACGAGTGCTGTGGAACGCATGGCCGACTTGTATCGGTCCCTTACTTTGCAAAGTCTGCAAATCGATGGCAGTCAATACGAAATTGATAAGCTAACTGCTAAGAACCAGTATGAGGCTAACAATAAGAACATCCGCGATATTATCCGTTCTGTTTCTGGATTAAGCGGAGGCGTTACTGGAGAAGCTGTAAGCGTACTGGATGCAGCTAATGAGCAACTCGGTAAGGCGTACGAGTTAGGCGCAGATGGTACATGGGCAACAGATTGCGGTAAGCTATTTTCCGACTCCGTACTCCAAGCATTCGGTAAGGATGTACCTCGATATGTTCCATCTATTATGGACGCTGCAAGAGCGGCTGGCGCATGGCATGATGAGGGCGATGGATACGTCCCTAAAGCTGGAGACGGCGTGGTTGTACTCGGTGATAATCATATTGTCATTAGTGACGGAAACGGCGGATATACCGGTGCGAATTCCAGTACTGGTGTAGTTAGCAAACCGAGCGTATCAAGTGATTTTGGCGCTATTACGGGGTATGTTGATACCAGCTTATTAGCAGGGGGTGCTTCGAGTGCTGCTGCTGATTCAGCAGGTAGTGCGGCAAACGCTAAGATGCTTGCTGAATCTAACTTAACTGCTCAAGTTAGATCTAAGAATGAAGAGCTGTACCAAAAGCGATTAGCTGAAGCACAACGAAATCAGACTATCCGTGTTCGCAAAATGAACGAGGATATTAAAAAGCTCGATCTCGAACGCACAGGCGACCGCTTACAGTTACTCAAAGCTGAAGCTGAAGCACAAAAGGCACAGATTGATGATAACGTTCGCGAGTACACAAAGGCTGTAGGCGATAAGGAACTCGCTGAAAAGAAAGCTCAAGCAGAGCGACTAAAAGTGGCGTCTGACACTGAGCAGAAAATCAGAGAGTTAGCTTATACCCAAACGAGTGAAACCGTTGACCACTTAACTAATATGGTTGCGCTTGGTCGTTTATCTCGCAGTGATGCAGATGCTTTACTTGCTGAAGAGTTAAAGACCTATATTGACTATGCACGGAGTGAAGTCAATGAGGCCCAGTTAACGGCTACCCAAAGGCTGCAGATTGAAAAGAACCTATTAGAGTCTCAACAAAAACTATGGGAACTTGCAGGTCGCAGTCTGAAAACGAGCCTACAAGAAGCTGCACGCCAATATAAGCAAGAGACTACCAATTATGCTGATTTAGCGAAATCTACTTTTGATAGTACGATGAGTTCTATTAATTCTGCATGGACAAATAATCTCGAGGCTATGGCAACAGGAACGAAGTCATTTAGTAAAGGCATTAAGGACATATTCAAGGATATGACAAACGCCATCATCAAAATGATGATACAGTTGACTTTCCAACAATACGTCATGCCTAAGTTGCAAGGATTATTTGGCGGTGCAGTAAGTGGTATTGGCTCACTAGGTGCTGCAAAAGGGACATCGTCCTTTGCTGGTGGTGGTTCGTTTAGTTCCGCGTTTACTGGTAATCGATTTGCTGCCGGAGGAAAAACGAACCCAGGGCTTATGTTGGTTGGTGAAAATGGACCAGAACTATTACAGTCCTCTGGATCACACCGCATTTATACGGCAAGCGAAACTCGTCGATTGGTAGGTGGCGCTACAAGCAACAATGTAGTTGTTAATATCATCAATCAGTCTGGTCAAGAACTTGAAAGCAAGCAGCAGAACTCTCGGTTTGATGGTGAGAATTATGTTATCGATGTAGTAGTTCGTGCTATGGAATCAAACAAAGGAGGTATGCGTGACGCCATCAAGGCATCCGCAGTATAACTATGGCAGTATTTCCAGATATTCGATGGCCGATATATCCAATTCAGGAGACTACTCCAGATATTTCGTATAAAGGTCAAGTTGAAAATATGACGCTAATCACCAGGAAAAAGACGACAAAGACTCGGCGGACATATTCTGTAGGGTACAAGTTGCCAACAGCTGATTATTATAAACTTCGGTCATTCTTCGATGAAGTCAACTGCTCCGGTATATTCGCTTGGGTTCATCCGGAAACACGGGAAACACTAAATGTACGATTTGCTGATCAGTTAGACTTTGCGGCGAATGACTACGGAGTGTGGATGGGAACCGTGAAATTACAGGAGGTATAACATGCTACCACTCTCAACGGCATCGATTTTAGAGAAAAACCAAATATCGGCCACAGGTGTGTGGTTAATGCTGTTAGAAATATCCTATAAAGGGGATACGATTCGATTGGTATACAATACGGAGAATATCCAATTTCAAGGTAATACTTATATTGCATTTCCGTTTACCATTCAAGATGTCACAGAGAATGCAACAGATTTGCCTAATATTAAGTTATCTGTATCTAACGTGACTCGGACAATCCAACGTATGGCAGAGTCTAATAATGGATTCACTGGAGCCAATGTCATCATTCGTGTAGTGAATACGAACATACCTGATGTGTGTGAGCAAGAGGAGCATTTCGTAATTACAGGAACTCATGCAAATGCTGAATGGATGGAGTTTACACTGGGTACTGACTTTAGCTTTACTCGACGATTCCCATTAATCCGTGTGATGAAGGATTTCTGTCCGTTCAAATTTAAAGGGGTTCAATGTGGATATAAGGGTCACGAAAATCAATGCAATAAAACCTTAGCGCGATGTCGTGAATTGGGGAACAGTACACGATTTGGCGGAGAACCTACTATCCCGCAAGGAGGACTGTATGCATCCAATAAGTGACTTGACTGATATGATAGGCACCCCATTCTCGGAAATGAAATGCTGGGATGTAGTTGTTGAGGTATATCGGCGTAGTGGAATACCACTACCCGAATATACCCAAATTCAAATGGATGAATGGCGCGAGGTTCGTGAGCCAATGCCAGGGAGTGTTTTGGTGTTTGCGTTATATGGTAAAAATCTCGATCATGTAGGGGTTTATCTTGGTGAAGGTAAATTTATACATGCTACTGAACACAGTGGCACCTGTATAGAGCATATATCAAAATACGTGCCTCGATTGAAGCACATTTATGAAAGGAAGGAGTAGCAGATGGTTAACGTAATTATTGTAAATAATCCGTTTAAGCCAGAGCAGCGGGACACAAAATATTTGCCATTTAAACAGGGCAAGCCTATCAGCTATTACTTCAGCACACCCGGAGACTGGGTGTATTCAGTAAATGGGCATGAGGCGGCACCGGATACAGTTATAAACGATGAAGACTACATTGTAGTAATGCCCCGAGTTGAGGGTAAGTTCTTTGGTGTTCTTCTATCAATAGGGATGGCAGTATTTACCGGCGGTATTGCTTCAGGTGCTATCTTTGGTATCCAAAGCTTGATTTGGCGGTCAGTCATCGCTATGGCGGTAGGGATGATAGGTAATGCTATTGTCTCAAAGTTAACTGCTCCTAAGGTTGACCGTTCGAATTCCGAACAGTCAAATACATATGGCTGGGGAGGTACCGAAACTGTTACAGGGCAAGGTTACCCTTTAGCCGTAACATATGGCCGAATGAAAAGCGCTGGGCTATTATTATCCCGCCATGTAATTAGTGATGGCGAAAAACAATATCTTAATCTCTTATATTGTGCCGGTGAGGGCGAATTATCAAAGATAGAAGATATTCGCATAAACGCTAACCCAATCAGTAATTATAAAGATGTGCAGGTGGATATCAGAAAGGGCACAAATGACCAAACTGTTATCCCAAATTTCAATGATAACTTTGCGGATCAATCTCTAAATTATGAATTGACTGAATCATGGAATACGCAACAGGTACAAGGCGATGCGTGTGACGCGATAGAGTTAACTGTTGGATTCCCAAACGGATTATATTATTCAAATGATAGCGGCGGCGCTGACCGTACGTCTGTCACTTTGAAAGCAGAAATTCGTAAGGTAGGTGACGAGTCCTGGCAGGCATTACCTTTAGCAAATCAAAAGGGCATGGCCGGTCATATTAAGCGCCGGGATGCGTGGAACTTTATTAAGTCAGACAATAGCGTGACGAATACATCCGATTATGCAGGACGAATTGAAGAGGCGACAAATAATGCGTTTTATCGTGTATTTCGCTTTGACAATCTCGAAAAGGCTCGTTACGAAATCCGTATGCGCTGCAGTGCGAAAGATGGGAAAAGCCTGCGCCATGTCAATAAGGTCTACTGGGTGCAACTAACCCAAATTATTTATGACGATTTTGTGCATCCAGGAAAAGCCCTTATTGGAATTAAGGCCTTAGCCACATCTCAGCTAAGCGGTACCGATCCAAAAGTGACATGGATTCAAGAGCGCTCAGATGTGTATGTGTTCAATCCGTATATCAATAAGTACGAAGCTCAACCAGCGGATAATCCGGCATGGGCTGCTTATGATTTAATCCATATCTGCCGTAAGATTGGCGGTGAATATATTGTATTCGGACAGCCCCATATGCGCCTTGATTATAACGCATTTAAGGCATGGGCAGATAAGTGCAAAACAAATGGGTTTACATTCAATTATATATACGACACCGCTATGCGATTATGGGATGCGTTGAAGTATCCAGAAGCAGTAGGTCGAGGGAAAGTAATTCCTGTAGGGACTAGGTTCACATGCGTTAGTGATTATCAATCTACACCAGTACAGTTGTTTACTGTAGCCAATATAAAACACGGCAGCTTTACTGAAGAGTTTCAAGGTGTAGAGGCTAGGGCGAACTCTGTTGAAATATCATTCCTTAATAAGGATAAGGATTATGAACGAGACGTCATCCCTGTATATGGGGATACTTACGACGAGTCGGATACATTAACAAATCCGGCACAAGTTGAACTCATGGGATGTACTAGCCTTGAGCAGGCATATAAACATGGTAAGCATTTCTTGCGTTGCAATAAATATGAAATACGTACTGTGACAATAGAGGCGTTTACGGATGCCATAGCGTGCACGGTAGGGGACATAATATTAATCCAGCATGACATACCTGAATGGGGCGAGGGCGGTCGTGTGGTTGCGGTAAGCGGCCAGACGATTACACTCGACAAGGAAGTGTCGGTACAACCAGGGAAGAATTATCAGTTGCTAATTCGTAGCAATTCTACGGATATCGTCTCTACGTTTAACGTAGTAAATGTATCAGGTCTCAATGTGATTGTTAAAGAGGCTATACCGGTGCAGCCTGATGCGGTATATGCATTCGGAGAGATTTCTAAATCGGCTAAGCCATTTCGTGTGTTAGCCATTACGAAAACATTATCAGAAATGACTCGTAAGATCCAATGCATGGAATATTATCCAGAACTCTATGTATCAGATGATGGCACGGTACCAAGCATTGATTATACAAATCACGGTGCATCTGATATTCAAGCAGTAGGGTTAGTGAGCGATGTCTATGGCGCTAATGGAATCATGTATTCACGCATAGGCGTAACGTGGCAGCTACCTCGTGATGGAAAAGTCTCAAACGTAGTTGTGAATTACCGAAATGTAAAGAGCGATACGTGGACATATATCGGAAACTACCCAGCATCCACAAATGCTACCACGATATCTGATGTGCTACTAGGTGCAACCTATGAGGTGCGGGTGCAGGCTATTAATGAGTTAGGACAGTTGACTACCGGCGTGACAAAATCTATAGCTATACCTAAAATGCAAGCTCCTGAGGATGTGCAAAATTTGCACGTACTCAGTCGATATAATCAGACTGCAGATAAGAGCGTGTACTATGATTTGCAAGTACTATTTGAACCGCCTGCTAATCCGGCCAACTTTGATGTGGCTGAGGTATGGTATATGCTAACCGCTAAAAGTGGTAAGCCGATAACTGACCAAGAATGGCAGTATGCCGGAAGCAGTACAAGCCAGGTGATCATTAAGGCATTGGGCCCGGGCGAGACCTATCGAATTAAAGCTGTATCCGTTGACCGATTTGGCAACAGGGCAGAAACTGCTCAAATGGTTGATGTGATAGTCAAACCGATGGATGCGGTACCCGATATGCCTAGTGATTTCGGTATTAATTTCAGTAGAAACGCCACCGCATCATGGAATGAGGTGCTTAATGCTGACGTCGACTATTACGAATTACGTACCGATAATAATCCTGGCAAAGATACGAATGCTTTATTGGCAAGAGTTAAAGGTACCTCTGCTGTACTTACTTTAACCAAACGAGCAGATACGGTTTATTTATATGCTCGCAGCACGTTGGGCAAATACTCGACTGCAGCAACATATGAGTATAACGTTCCACAGTTGGCCGCGCCTGAGCTTGTAGTAAAAAGTCAGTTAGGCGGATTCAATCTTTACTTCTCAACTAAGCCGGCGCAGGCCTACGCTATTCGATGCCACGTGATCGGAGATGAACGCACTGATGATTTTGAAACTACTAGCACCATGCTGACGTATTCGAACTCAGCCGGAATATATCGGATACGTTGCTCGTTTGTGGATGTGTTCGGAGATGGACTCGTTAACGAGAAGCAAGTCGTGATTAAGACACAAATTGATGCTAGCTTGCTAGACCTTGAGTCTCTTGGGCTGAATAAAGTTGATGAACGAATTAAGGAACTTGACAAGAAATTCAATAAGAATTCTGAAGAGACCACTAGAAGAATTACGAATTTGGCATCACATACGGAATCTCGCATTACTGAGTTAGCTGGTAGCATCGATTTACAAGTTAAAAAAAGTATTGGTGAGATTGATGGTGGCGAGTTGGTATCTCGCATTAACCTCAGTCAGTCCGGTGTATACATTGCGGGGAAATTGATTCACATCACTGGAGCGACTAAGTTCGATGATAACGTCATTGTTAATAAGATGATTCAGGCTAACGCAGTTACTGCCGACAAATTACATGTTGATAGTTTATCGGCGGTGTCCGGTACAATCGGGTTACTTCGTTCGAAAGAGACGGGCGCTCGTGTTGAGATTCAGGATAATCTTATTACAGGCTTTGATGATGATAACAACCCTCGGATTAAGCTTGGATGCTGGTAGGAGGTATTATGGAACCGCATGTATTAGCTTATGATGCTAACGGCAATATCATACTAAATCTCAAGGAAAGGCTCACGCATATCGAGGGGCGGATATATGTATCTGACATCCCAAATCGACGTCAACAAATTACTGTGAATGGTTTACAGCCTGGGCAACATGTCTGGGCCGCAGCCATGGGGCAGTACTTAGTGGCAGAGGTTAGGGGCAATGTCATAACATATTATTTTGCGGTGTCCCAGGATGAATATAATATCAATCGTCAATTTAAAGATCTTACATATGAAGGGTGGTTGGCGTATGGAATTTATTAACATCCAGAATAAAGAAGGTGTCACGATTATAAACGATACCTATGATAATCTAGTATATCTTAGCTTTCCTAAACAAAAAGATGCAGTTCTTTACACTGGGGCAATGAGGGGGATAACGCCAACAGTTCAAATTCCACTCAAGCCCGCAGCTTACACTCCTATGATGGTACCTACAAGTAAATTCCAATACGGATATATCGCAGGGGAGGCTAATGTAATCCAGGTCTTTTATGTCACTAATTACGCATATCATGGTGATGCACCTCTTATAGCAGTATCAGTTCCACAAGGATATGAATTCGCAGCTCAGTGGGTTCATAAACGTCGTGAACGATTAATGGTTCTGGTAGTGGATGTAATTAAGCCAGGCGAAAAGGTAACGCAAGCAATGGTTGATGAAGTGAAAGCCGGCATCAAGTTTTATTGCTTCGGCTATTTCGAGGATGTTGTGGCTAATGCAAATACACCTCGTATTCGATTTGTTGACAAGGTAGGAAGTAGTAAGCCTAATACGGCATTGCAAGTGCTTGGCCGTCACAAGTACTATAAAGCATCCTGGGTAGCAGATTACAATCTGCAGAATGATGTGATATATGATAGCCGCATCAGGTACCTACGCATAATCGATCACTATGCGCATGATTGGTATAACCAGTTATCAAACTACGTTCCGGATACTTTTACAAACATGGCCCGTGATCCAAAGACTTATGGCGTCAAGGTTGCGATTATACCCATGTCTGTAATCGATGTATCCGTTTGGGGGCCCAATATCAATAACGGAGATAAAAAGTCACACACGGGGCGAGTGTGGCAAACGTTCAGATTTCACGATGAGAGTACCGTATCGCTGAAATCGTATCAGTTCATTGATTGGAATACAGTTACCACGTATCCTGTAGGTTGCTCGGGTAAGACTACATCTCAGTATTTGGTAGTCGATGTGACCGGGTACGACAAACAAGGTATGATTCCATTCAATTAAGGGAGATGATAAGTAATGAATGTAAAGGATATAGACCTCAATATTGGCGAGGATTTCGGGATAGTTTACGCAGTCCAAGATGACAATGTGGATTTGACTGGATTCAAGTCGGTATTCGCCATACGAAAGCGAGCAAGTGGTCCGCTTGTTATTAAAGTGCAAGGGGTAGCATCTGGGAAGATTGCGACATTCAATATTTCCGGAAAGGATACCCTAGAAATCAAGTCCTTTGGTGAGCATGTGTATGATGCTTTTGCATATAAGGAATCGGAGCCTAGCCGATATTACAAGCTGGGCATGGGGGTAGTCAACATAATTCAGGATGTGGCCATGCATGATTAGAGGAGGAATGTATTATGCAAAACGAAGCGTTACCAGTAAGATTTGAAGGTCCGATTAAAGTAGAGGCGGAAGTAAAAGCAACCATGGTAGGCAATAACGGGAAAAGTGCTTATGAAATTGCTTTAGCACATGGATTCGTAGGAACCGAGGCGGAGTGGTTGGAATCCTTAAAAGTGAAGATGCCTAACTTATCAGGCGTTGTTTCAGCACTTCAAGGTAAGAATATCCTTATTAATAGTGGTACCCTTGAAGCGATATTATCTGCTATTGTCCATGCATTGGCTGAGCAACCTTATGCACCACTTACTTTTAACGAGCCAAGAAAAGGGGATACGGAAGTTCGAGTATCTGGACAAGATGGCTTTAAAGTTCGAGTGCGCGGTGAGGAAGAAGCTGTTGAAATCCAATCTGGGAGTGCAACTATTAAAATTCAGCCTTATGGCGCAGATGATATTTATGTTGAATATCTTAACTTAATTGAGCACGTCGTTGATACTGTTAAAATCAAAGGTCTTGTTGAATTCAATCCCGAGACAGCTACAGAAATTTTGCCTAAGCAATTTTATGGGCGTAGCGATTTGGAAGGTGAACTCACCTGTCCGAACGTTGTTAAAGTTGGTGCATTAGCATTCGTCGGAACCGAGCACAATATTATCAATTTGCCAAAGGCCACTGATATTGACAGGGATGCTTTCGCTAACAGTTCTCTTGCCGTAATCAATATCCCCGCATTTGTATGGGCAGATGATAACCTTGATTTAAAATCTTATGACCTCATTAGAGTTAATAAAATGACTGTTAGCGAGGAATCTCGCCCACCACGAGAAGTCATGATGCAGAAAATTTCATTAGCGGTCTACAATCCAGATCACACCAAGAAATGGAACCTTTACGGTGAAAAATGGGAGAAAGCGGAGGCCTAAATGGACGAAATTAGATTATTGCTAATGGACTTCGGAATTCCACCGTATTTCGCGGACATTGGCTTCTGGGTAACCCTATTAGGGGTTATCTGGGCCGCCCTTCGGGGCTCGTTTCGTGCGATGGTGTGGTTCTTGGAGCATACCTCGCTAGTTGCGGTTAAGCAAGAATTAGATGACCATTTGGCTCGACGAATGGATAAACAACGTAAAGATTATGACGATAAGTTATCTGATGCTATCAACAGTATCGCTGAATTAACAAAAAGTAATCAGGAAATACTAAAGCAGTTGGTCAAATTGGAAGAACGAGATGCTGCGAAGTTTCACAGGCTCAATAACCTCGAAACCACAGTTCAGAGTCTGAGTACTGAACTGATGCATATCCAAGTTCTAAATAATATGCCCATAGGAAGAAGTATCACGCTTAACACGGACGATATAGGAGGTGACTGATAATGAAATATCAAATCATGAACCGACTAAAATCCGCATATAGTGCTGTTCGTGTTGCTAACATTAGACCTACTGGAGTACTAGCAACACGGATTCTAGTACTTGTTATGCTAATTCCTATTTGGCTAGTCATAACAGAGTATGTTATGGCATTTGCTAAAGGTTATGTATCAAATGAAACTAATAAGCTGATTGATGTTGGGCTCAATATTATTGACCACATATTCATTCCTAGCGTATTGACAGCCGTAGTAGGCTTCCTAGGACTTTGGTTGGATAGAAATAATAATGGTGTCCCTGATAAATTAGAAGGAGGTAGTAGTAATGACGAAAATATTTATAAATCCAGGTCATGATATTGACCTGGACTCTGGAGCAGTAAATCCTAACACAGGACGTCGTGAATGCGACGTTGCTCGTGATGCAGGAAAGCTATTAGCTGGATATCTGCAAGCAGCAGGGTGCGACGTTCGAACCCTACAAAATGACGACTTAGGCCTTGTGTGTGCAGAGTCCAATGAATGGGGCGCAGATATATTTGTATCCTTACATTGTAACGCTTTTAATACACAAGCTCGTGGCACTGAAACTTTGTACAAGTCTTTCAATGGACAAGGCTTAGCGAATGACATTCAAAGTCAAATTATCCGGAGCATCGATACCGTAGATCGCGGCGTGAAAGAACGGCAAGATTTATGGGTGCTAAATGGTACAGATGCAACATCCGTGTTAGTTGAAATGGCATTCATTGATAATGATGAAGACTTAGCACTACTTAACAATGACCTTGATACTATAGTGCGTGCTATAGCAAGGGGCATTACGGACTTCATAGGAGGGGAATAATGTATGACAAAATCAAAATTTTACTTAATAACCCTACTTACCGCTATATTATTATCGGTGGTATTGGGCTCGTCATCTGTCTTTGCCTCGGATACATCTTCTACCAGCCAAGCGGAGCTGGAACCGACTATCAGCGTGCCCGTGAGTCAGTGGAACGAATTGAAAAGCAACAACGAGAAAGCCTTGAACTTAATCGAAGCGTCCAGCGTTCCATTGACAGAAGCGCAGACTATAGCCGTGAAGCAGCGACAAGAATTGAACGAAGCTCACAATACAATCGACAAATTAACGACCGAATTGGACAAAGCCAAAGCGGACTTAGTGAAGCAAGAAGTTACCTTATCAGAAATGTCGAGCTCTTTGATAGAATTGAAAGGTCAAATAGAGAACGACAAGAAAACAATCAAGAGATTACGGATGCAACGCAACCTATCCCAAATACTGGGCGCGGGGGCGACAATCGGAGTAGTAATTTATCGATGACTGAGAGGTGATCCAAGCATCTCCCTACCATACGAGGGCGGACGTATGGATTGACTATAATAATGTAAAAGGCCTTACTGGGAATATGTCCTGGTAAGGTCTTTTTT